CTTCTATGATAGATTTAAAAACCTCATCGCACCGCCCAGTAACCGATTACTATAAAAGAGCTGAATTATCTATGAAGGACGGATATGGTAATGATGTGTGGACATACTATCTGTATGATTGCTGGCCTGTTAAGGTCACACCAGGTAATCTAGATTATGCTGATAGTCAGATTGCCCGTATAACTGTGACATTGAGATATAATAAAGCACAAGAGCAGAAGAATAGTCATTCCAATACTATTTAAGGAACAGAATATGCCAGGTTTTAGAGTGAGCGGTATATCAGGGACATTCGGCGGAGCTGAGAAGCAAGCTGCTACCGCCGGTCCACCATCGACTCGCGACTATCATTATTCATACACATGGCAAGTGTTGGAACTAGTGGGCAATTATGAATATCTATTAATCACCACTATCAAGGATATAACATTACCTACATTTACAGTGACCACAGAAACCGCACAGGGTGCGAGTCTAGAATATAAGTTCGCCAAGAGTGTGTCATACGATGATGTAAAGGTAACCTTTTATGATACAGTAGGATTATTGGCTAAGATGAAGGAATGGAGGATGTCAGTATGGACACCACAGCAAGGATTAAAAGTGGCTAATGAATATAAGAAAAACTCAAGGATTAATGTGTTCACGCCAGAATGGGTAGCTGATAAACAGCAAAACTTTACATTATATGGTTCTTGGCCATCGGTAATAAGACATGGCGAATTAACTTACGCCAATAGCGACGTGAAAATAGTAGAAGCGACTATAACATACGACTGGGCTGAAGAACAGCCGTCTGTATAAGAGTATAATGTAAATCAGAGCGTTGTAGGTAAGTATATATCCACGAGTCTACAGAAAATAATCGCAGAGGACGTTATGGCAGACACTCCAGATGGGATTACCCCGGCTGATTTAGCTGGCAAGAAGATGCCTAATGAAGAACTACTAGATATAGGCTCGAATATAAAGCCGATATCTAGTACTTCCAGTGCCGATAGATCGCAGAACAATAGCGATCAGGATGGTGGTACTAAAAATCACATGGAACAGCATGTGGCAGACCTACATAATGTAGCTGCTCCAGGAGATAATGTAGATGATTTTTTAGATAAATTATTACAGACTCCTGCTAATCAATTAATACCATGGGAAAATTGCTGGCTGCCTAGCAAAGGGCTTTACTACGATGGTGACTGGGACAATGGCCTAGTTAAGGTCAGGGCCATGGGCCAAACAGCAGAGAAGATATTGGCTACACAACGATTGGCTAAGTCTGGCCAATCAATAGATATGTTATTTAATGAATGTTGTCAATTTCCCGAAGGTTTCGATCCTATCAATCTGCTGTTAGGTGATCGTGTCTTCTTGTTGTACTTCTTACGTGGCATTACCCACGGTAACATTTATGAGTTCGCTTTCACATGCCCGAATGAAGAGTGCCAGAAGGTCTCTACGCATGCTTACGATTTGAACGAGCTGGCAGACACAATTACTTGGGCAGATCCTTCTTTGGGTAATGAACCGTTCAGGGTCGATTTACCATACTTGAGTAAGGCTACAGGAAGAGATGTGTGGGTAGGGGTTCGCTACTTGCGGGCGTACGATGCTAATGATCTTTTGGCTAAGAGGAAAGCCAAGGATAAGATGAAGGTAAAACCTGGAAATACGGTCCGAACTCGAGGGCAGAGTGTCGCCAATTTCAGTAGAAATCAGCAACAAAGTGGGCAGTTAGATGATGCATTAACTGATAACCTCGAGAAAGTGATAGTGAGTGTGATGGGGTCGCAAGATCCCTTTAAGATTAGGCAATTCGTTCACCAAATGCACGCACAGGACACATCAACTGTAAGAGAATGGTTAAGAGAGCGTACTCCAGGTATCGATAACACAGTCATAGTCGGGTGCCCCGACTGTAACGCAGACCATACGGTGGAGCTTCCGATTACGGAGGCATTTTTTCGCCCGTCAAAGCGTTGAGGAATACGAAAAGCATTGGGCGTCTTTAATGGAACAGCAGTTCCAATTAAAGCATTATGGTAAATTAAGTCTTTTTGAACAAAACCAGATGCCCGCTGAAGAACGTGCATGGTGGATGAGGCGATTGGATAGAGAATTCAAAGAGCGAAAAGAGAGGGAAGAAGCCCAAAGTAGGTCTGTTCCCAGGCCGAGCACTCCCTCTAAACCAAATATATCCATGCCGTCTATGAGACGATAATAATAGTCTCTATGTGATCATCTTGTCGACCAAATATAAGAGTATGGGGTCAGACAGGAGACTTGACACATGAATAGTACGGGCCAAAATACTTTCCCAAGAATATCGGCCCGGCGTGGACAAGTAGTCGATCTGAATATCGATTTTTTACGTAATGGCATACTTACCGACCCTTATGCAATTAGACGAGTCGAGATATATAAAACATCTATCGCTCCACATAATCTAATGGTGACTATCCCGATAGTAGGGATAGATCAAACAGATTATCCATCACCTCTACTTCCAACAGAGGATACAAACGGCAATGTGATATCTGGAAGCTATCATCTACACTACGCTATACCAGAAGATTTCCTAGCGCCTGACGTCTATTTTGATCTGTGGTATTATTTCGCCGACGACCCTATCGGTCATATGGGTACGGAAGTCAATCTAACTGAAGCTGACATAGACGATGATAAGTATTCTAGTTTGTTGCTGAAGTCCTGCAATAGATTTTGGGTTTATCCAGATGGATGGTTTACTAGCGACGGTCTACAGACTGTGCGTTTTGGGTTTGAGCCACTCGATCAGAGATTCTACACACCAGAGAAGAGGCCATTAGAGATAGGACTAATGCCATTACCTCTATATGATTATAATTATAACTTAGTAAACCCTCTTATACCATTTCTGACACCAAGCATATCTATAGAAACACAACATTGTGAGCTGTTAGTTGACAACGCTCCTGCAAGGATCGGAATAAGACAGGGGTCATACAGATCCAATCCTTGGGTTATCCAATATGATTTGGACACTTCTGCCTTTTTGAAGGGCACATACCGATATTCAATCAAATTATCGTTGCCCGATGGTTCGACTAGGGTTAGCCGTAAATTCATTTTGACAATCAGTTAATGGATGGAAAAATGATAACAAAAGCTATTGATTTCGGTCCGACTAAGTTGGGCAGAATCAGACAACTGACTGAGGAACTCAATTCGGACGAGTTAGCTATTCATTTATTCTTTAATCTAGCTCCTGATTTGTTTTGTATAGCAGACAGTATGGGTTACATGAGGAAGATTAACCATGCATGGAAATTGATGTTGGGCTGGTCTGAGGAAGAGCTAACTAGAAAGCCATTAATCGAATTCATACATGCCCATGATGTAGCCAAGACTAAACAAATAATTGCTAAGATGGTAAGTCATGACATCATAAGATTCCACAATAGGATAAAAAGAAAGCCTGGTTCAGTGAATAGAATCAATGACCCGAGTGGTAGCTGTGCAGGTGGCGACGATTATGTGGTTTTAGAGTGGAGTGCGACTGCATGGCATAATGATTTAACATATGCTGTGGCCAGACAGGTACCAGTGAGTTGCCTAACATGTCCAGACGCACAAAATCGTTATGGTTGGCTACATCGAAGCATCGGCATGAACGGATCGAAGACTAATGTCCAATGAGCCGATAATACATGACTGGACAGAGTACAAAAGATTGGTTTTATCAGAGCTTGAGAGACTGAATCAGGCTGTGGAAAAACTGAAGGATCAATGTGTAGAAACTCAGACATTATTACATTTTGAAATAACCAAAGTCAAGGAATCATTGAACCAGAGGATAAGTGACCTTGATAGAAGTCATCCTACTAATATAGAGATCGAACAATTCAAACGTGAATTGGATGAATTAGATAGCAAGTTTTTGGTATACAAGGAAGAGCAACAGGTAGAGACATTTGTCGCTCACCGATGGGAATTTTGGGCAGCAGTAATATCGATAGTCGGATCTTTAATAGTGTCGGTCACTAGTTTAATAATAACACTGTTGGGAAGTAAACCATAATCGTATTAGAATAGCACATAATGGTGCTATTGGTGGAAAAATATCATAGTTTTCGAACAAAAACAGGTAAAGGATGGAGGCAGATTCCATCAGACAAGATAGTCGCATGGATAGAGAAGAATTTCGATTATAAGACGAGAAAGGATGGCTCAGAATATACAATATGTGATCCTTTTTCTGGTGATAGCAAATATAAATTTAATATAAATCCCGAAAATGGAGTATGTCATTCTTGGCATGGGGATGAGTGGGCAGGGCCGGTAAATCCAAAAACCGGTAAGCGTAACTGCTCAGTGGTTAATTTCGTCAAAACATTTAAAAAGTGTTCGTATAGACAAGCATTAGCGGAACTACTAGGTGACACCGAAGATATCTCGCAGTTCTTGAAATCAGATGGTAGAATAAATGGATTAGAAAAAGCAAGATCTGTAACAGTAGCACTGCCTGATGGCGTTGAAATATTATCGACATCACAAGATAAACAAGCATCAGCATTAAGACAATGGCTAAAATCTAGAGGATATATAGAGAAAGACATAGAAAAGGCGGAGTTATATTATCTAGGTATGGATGTATATTGGCCTTACTTTGAATTCGAGGAATTAGTTTATTGGCAATCTAGATCAAGATTGAATAAAAGGTTCGAGTTTCCTCCTATCGAAGTCTTCGACAAGCAGGGAAATGTAATAGGTAAAACGATAGGCTCAAAAGGCGATTATCTATACGGATTTGATAATGTAGAGATGGCATCATATTTGATAATAACAGAAGCGATATTCGACCAAAACACATTGGGCATACAATGTGTAGCATCAGGCGGATGTGATCTTACAGCGAATCAAATAAATAAGATAAAAATATTGGGTCCTAAAAAAGGCGTTATCCTATCACCAGATAATGATAATGCAGGAATAAGTAGCATAATACGTAATCGTAATTTATTAGAACCATTACAGGTGCCACTATTTTACAGTATACCACCCAAGTTACCATACACGATTAATGGAGAAACGAAACATACCAAAGACTGGAATGAGATTGGAGAAAAGGTGGTCGGATTCGAAAGAGTGAGAGATTTACATGATCAAGGTATTAAAAAATTAACACTGCGTGAAGTTATTAAAATAAAAAGACTGCTCCCAAGAGGAAAATCCAGATGAAATGGGTATTGATAGATGACGAGTCCTACAAAGGACTTGGTGGATCTGATTCCGAGCACCAAATACAGACATATGCCTTTATGATAGATGGCATCGGGTGTATCGTGTTGGTTAAGACTATGACTAGTAGCTCTACTACATTCGTCACTGGAACAAAGATAGTCGACAATAAACTAGTTATAATGGATGGATATAGATATATGCCTGAAGATGTCTGGCCCCACCCTACGGTATGAAATTAAATAGTCAGTATTACTTGCCTACTTTGCGAGCAACTGAATCATAATCAAATCTTGCACAATATAGATCTGTGTACCAGAATGCTCTGGTTAGCCTGTGGTGGAACCCATATACTACCCAGTTGCCAGTCATCCAGTAATGAGGTTTATCTATAAACGAGGTCTTACCTTTGGTCCAGTGGATGTATACTGTGTCTACACCTAACCCATCACAGTCTGACCATTCTCCATGCCCTATTATTTGAAATTTTGCACGCATTACTGAATTGATCATATTCAAGTACATGCCCCGAGGTCGGCCGTCGATATAATCCTGATAATCAAGTCCTAGGTCACCAGCTGACCAAATTTCAGGTATCCCAGAAATGGAGGACCATCCTACCCTTGGTGGGCCAGCCCCAAGCTCATCAGGAGGTTTTGAAAAACTCCTGTCCATACGAGTTTTGGCTATCAGCTTATTGGGAGTTCTACTGTCTTTGACGACTATTTTTCGCTCATCAGCATCAGTTACTTTATCAAGATATTGGCCAGAAATGGCACTGATGCCTTGTGTTATCAATTTAGTCTGGGTTAGAGATAGGCCATGATCAGCTAATAAATCCCATGTTTTGATATCTGAATGATTTTTATCAGCTAATAAAGTATAATACCCCCTTTGTTGTGACTTAAAGTCAGCTTGTTCTTTAAGTTCTAGACGAAAATCGTTAGGATTAAACATCCAGTGTGTCTTGCCTTTTGTTATGGACGAAGACCAGTCTATCATCGAAGCTATAAATGTCTTAGGATCCTGTCTATGCAACCACCATTTATTGTTTTGATCATCAATGGTTTGGCTGATAGACAGGTCTATGTTAGGTGCATAGTCGTTAATCACTTGCTTAATCACATCGCTGGCTCTGCCTTTATATGCCTGACCGCCTGCATCTCCCATATTAAGATAGTAT